TGGCCCGATGAGTCGGCGCAGGGTGTGCCTGAATACTACGCCGACTACGATTACAACCACTGGCTGCTGGTGCCCACCCCTACTACTGGGCAGGTGCTTGAGGTGCTCTACTACGAGCAGCCGCAGCTGCTGGGCGAGGACACCCAAACCAACTGGCTCACCGAGTACGCGCCGGATGTGCTGCTGTACGCGGCGTTACTTGAGGCTTCGCCGTTCCTCAAAAAGGACGAGCGCATCCAGACCTGGCAGGCGATGTACGACCGCGCGGCACAGGCACTGAGCGGCGAGGATCTGAAACGCATCATGGACCGCGCCGCCAGCCGCACCGAGGCCTAACACCCCATGACCACGTATCAGGACGTTTTCGGCGGCGCCAACATCTACCCCAGCGAGGTCACCTACTCGGCGCTCGCGCTGAGTGCGGATGTCACGCTGAGTTGGCCGGAGGAGACCTCCGCCACCAGCAACCTCGCCACCCGCATCATGGACGTGACGCCCGCGGGGGCGGGGCTGAGCGTGCGGCTGCCCGCCGCAAACCGCACCAGCACGGGCAATACGGTACTGTTCTCCAACCGCGGGGCTAGCACGTTCACGGTGCGCGACTCGGCGGGCACTCAGGTCGCCACAGTGGCCGGCGGCACGTTGTGGCAGGTGTACCTGGCCGACAACACCACCGCCGCGGGCACTTGGCGCGCGCTGCAGTACGGCGCCGCAGTCAGTCAGGCCAATGCGTCCTCGCTCGCTGGCACCGGGATTGTGGCGGTGGGCACACTGCTCAGCCAGTCGGTACCCATCACCTCGTTCAACGCCAACTACACCGCCGGGGTCGCCGACCGCGCCCGCATGTACAACTGGACCGGCGCCGGGGGCACGTTCACGCTGCCCTCGGCCGCAGTGGTGGGTGACAACTGGTTCACGTACCTGCGCAACTCGGGCACCGGCGCCATCGCCGCCACCCCGAGCGGCGTCAACACGATTGACGGGGCTGCGTCGCTGAGTTTTCAGCCGGGTGAGTCGGCCATCATCGCGTGCGACGGCACCAACTTCTACAGCGTCGGGTTCGGCAAGTCCGCGGTCTTCGCGTTCGACTACACCGTCATCAGCGTGGCCGGCACCGGCACGTACACCCTGACCGGCAGCGAACTCAACCGCGTGGCGTATCGCTTTACGGGCACCCTGACCGGCAACCGCACGGTGGAGGTGCCTGCCACGGTGCAGCAATACTGGGTAGACAACCGCACCACCGGCGCGTTCACGCTCACCATTGCGCCCTCGGGCGCCGGGTTGAGCACCACCGTGGCGCAGGGCTCGCGGTCCATCCTATACTGCGACGGCACCGACGTTCTCAAGGCGGACACCGCGGGCGTGTCGCTACCGCTCAGCGTGGCGCAGGGTGGCACCGGGGCGACCTCGGCCGGCGCGGCGCTCATCAACCTGGGGATCTCCGCCACCGGCTCTTCCATCTTCACCGCCGCCAACCAGGCCGCCGCCTACGCTGCGCTGGGTGTGGCGCCCTCGGGGGTGGTGAACGGGGGTACGTTCTAGTGCCCTCGATGGTGCTCAAATCCTTGCCCGGTATCAAGCGCGACGGCACGCGCTTCGAGGGCGACTACTACGTCGATGGCCAGTGGGTGAGGTGGCAGCGCGGGTTGCCGCGCAAGATGGGCGGCTACCGCTCCACCCAGCGTTACCTGACCGAGGTGAGCCGCGGGTTCAGCACGTTCACGCAGCAGTTGTTCGTGTACTGCCACTCGGGCGGCGCCACCAAGCTCGAGCGGTTCACGCTGGACGCCACAGGCAACAGTTCCATCGTTACCGACCGCACCCCCGCGGGGCTGACCACCTCGGCCAACAACCTGTGGATGTTTGACTACCAGTACGACGCTTCGTTGGGGCAGAACTACCTGCTCGCGCACGTGGCGCCCAACCGCGAGTGCATCTGCAACGACTCCGGGGGGCAAATCTTCTACGGCGCGGTGCTGGGCACCAGCACGCTGAGCGCGATCACGCTGCCCTCGGGCACCAACGCTACCGGCGGAATCGTGTCGCTGCACCCGTACCTGTTCTACTACGGCACCGACGGCGTGGTGGGGTGGTCGGTGCCGGGCGACCCGACCGACCTGACCAGCACGGGCTCGGGGGTGGCGCGTCCGTGGGGGCAGAAGTTCATCAAGGCGCTGCCGCTGCGGGCCGGTTCGGGCAGCGCCCCGGCGGGCATCTTCTGGGCCTACGACGCGGTGGTGCGGGCGACCTTTGTGGGCGGCACCCCTGTGTTCCAGTTCGATGTGATCGCCACCGACACCTCGATTATCTCGCCGCAGTGCGTGGTGGACTACGACGGGGTGTTTTTCTGGTGCGGGGTGGACAGGTTCCTGATGTTCAACGGGGTGGTGCGTGAGGTGCCCAACCAGTTGAACCTGAACTACTTTTTCGACGGCATCAACCCCCGCGGCCGCAATCAGGTGGTTGCTTTCAAGGTGCCGCGGTACGGCGAAATCTGGTGGTGCTACCCGCGCGGCGACGCCACCGAGTGTACGCACGCCGTCATCTACAATGTGCGCGAAAACACGTGGTACGACACCGAACTGCCCAACGCGGGGCGCTCGGCCGGGCAGTTCAACAATGCCTTCGCCGCGCCCATCCTGACCGGGGTGCAGAACACCGGCACCGGCTACCGCGTGTGGGTGCATGAGCAACTCACCGACGAGTACGACGGGCCGAACATCCGCCCCATCCAGTCTTTCTTTGAGACCGCGGACTTGTCCTCCCTGGCTCAGGGGCGCGACGAGGCCCTGCGCATCACGCGCATCGAGCCCGACTTTGTGCAGCGCGGCCCCATGACCGTTCAGGTCACCGGCCGCGCCAACGCCCGCGCCCCCGAGGTCGTGAGCAGCACGTTCACGTTCCCCGAGCAGGCTAGTGTGCCGCATGAGCAGATCGTGATGCTGAAAGAGCAACGCCGCGAGCTGCGCGTGCGCTTTGAAAGCAACGCCGTCTACGGCGACTACCAGATGGGGCAGATCATCGGCCACTTTGAGCCGGGCGACCGGACGGTGCTCGCATGAGCCGGCCTCACGTCACGCTGCCCACGCACATGACCCTGAGCGACTGGGCCAATCAGGTGGCGTTGGACCTGGACCCGTTTGGCACCTTTGGCCGGCTGTACGACCCGGACAACTGGCGCGGCTGGGCAATGCAGTTCTTGAACAACGCATCGCTGGGGCGCAACTTTCCCCATCCGGATTATTTTGACGACTGGCGGGAGTGGGCCGAGCGGTTCACGCAGGCGCTCAGCTGAGGTATAGCATATGGACATCACCCAAGTCATTCAGTCCGCCAGCCGCGCGCCGGAGTTTGAGCCGGTGATGCGCGAGGTGCAGGCCGAGCTAGCCGACGCCGCCCCGGAGCAACTGGACGAACTCATCGCGCTGATCGAGTTCGCGCTGCGCAACCCGCGCGCCTACCCCCAGATCCGCGCCGCGGCGCTCGCCGACGATATGGCCGAGCCCGAGCATCTGCCCGAGCAGTTCGATGCCCAGGTGCTGGGGGCGGTGCTGGCGGTGCTGTACCGCCTGCGTGAAGGGGTGACGCAGGGGTCTGCTGCGCAACTGCGCATGGCCCGCGGCGGGCTCGCCAACATGCGCTCCCTGGCGCGGCGCGGGCGCATGGGCGACACCCAACTCGCTCACATCTCCCCCGAGGAGGCCGCGCTGCTCAAGGCGCGTGGCGGCGCGGGCACAATCAACCCCGCCACAGGGCTGCCGCAATACTTCAAGCTCAAACGGCTGCTGGGTGCGGTTCTGCCCATCGCGTTGAACTTCGTCGTGCCGGGGATAGGAAGTGCGATCGGCGCTGCTCTTTTGCCCGCTGGGGCAAGCGCCGCTGCCGCGTCTGCGCTGGGTGGTGCGATTCTTGGCGGCGTCTCATCCGGGCTCACCGGCGGCAACGTGCTGCAGGGCGCGGTGCTCGGCGGATTGGGCGGGGGGATGGGTGGTGCGGTGGGCTCAGCGACGAGCGATGCGCTGAACCTGGGGCTGGGCGCCACGGGGCAAGCCGCGCTGGGCGGGGCTCTGGTGGGTGGGCTGACCGGCGCCGCCACTG